ATGGAGGATATTTACCCTCTGTGGCAGCATCGCATGTTCCTCGTGGAGGGCGGCGGAGCCGCGAGTGGCCCCACCGCAGGTGGATGACCGAGGATCAAGTCAATGCTCTTGTAGAACGCTTTGTATTATCATTCGAAAAAATAGCGACAGCGCTGGAAGGCTTAGATGAAACCTACAAACGGCACTACAACCGACAGTACCCGGAAAAAGGGCCGGTCAGGGAAGCAATCGTTACTCGCGTTCCCACCAAAGAAGACCGCATCAAGGAAGCACACGGAGCCAGCGATAGACCCATTGACGACTGGCTCGAAGAACTTGAGGGGCAAGACGAAGACCTTGGCGTCCGCGAACGGGAATGGCTCGAACGGCAGAACCAAAGGCGAAGGAATGCCGGTCCCGGCAAAGATAGTTAACGTGAACCGCTCCGCCGATGCCCTGCGCCGCCTGCGCGTATCTCCCCGCGATCTGGCAGCGGCTCCCCAGATAACGCCGCTTTTGAAAGAAGCGGCGGGGGGCATGAAGACTGTTTTGAGCGCGATGCGGCTCTCCAGCGACCCCGCGATCCTGAGCTTCCTAAAGAAATACGATGCGCTTCCAGTAGGTGACCGCAGCCGGGTGCCGATGGAGGCCATCGCCCTTGCCGAAGGAATTGACATGGTCCATTTCTTGGGGGCGGTGCTGTTGTCGTTGCAGGCGCAGGCCGTCAACAGAGTCAAGATCATCGCCATGACTTCACACCCACAAATCACTAGGGCCAGAGTCAAGTACGGCCTGATGGCCTCTGGCGAGCGAGACAGAACCGCGCTCGATACGGCGATGGGTTTCCTGCCGTCTCCCAAGGGACCAACATTTATCGGCAAGGCCATCTTTGGTCCCGGCAGGAGTGAGGCAGATGACGGCGGCGGCGATGATGATGACGATGAACTCGATACCATCTTCCCGCCCGCAAACGCTATGCAGCAGAAGCTGACGGCGATCCGGCAGAAGATGTTACCTGAAACTTCTTGACGGCAAATCTAACTTGGACTTAGTTTTAACCTGAGATACAGACTCCCCGGTTTATTGGGATAGGTCCTGGCTCCGGCACTACCGGTAATCCCGGTGCGCCGGAGCCTTTTCTTTTGCGCAGGAGGCCGCTATTTACAGCGAGAAGACAATCTCCCGGAACCTGGAGGAGTTCTCCGCGCGAGAAGGGTGGGAACCCAAGTACCACACTTATGAAGAGGTGCGCGACTTCAGCGCCTATATCGACACCATCGTGAAGATGGACACGAACTCCAAGTGGAGTTATCCCAGGCTGGTTAAGAAGATAACCACAGTCCGGCAGCGGGAGATTGCCCGCTGGATTGAGAACGAGCAGGTTTTATGCGGGCTGGACAGCGGTTATTGGGAAAGAAACTACGCGTGGGTGTGCGACGAGAAAGGCCAGATATTTAAATTCAAGAATCGAAGATCGCAGGACGTGTTCGACGCGATCATTGCGGATTTCGACGAGCGTGCCGTCTCCATTGAGCTTTTGATCCTGAAGGCGCGGCAGGTGGGGATCAGCACCAAGACGGCGCTCAAATTTATTCATCGCCTGATGTTTATTCCCCACACCCAGGCGGTGATGGCCTCCGTACAAAAAGACAAATCCGAGCTGATCGGGCGCATCCTCGATACCGCCTACAACCGCTGCCCGTGGTGGCTGGTGCCGAACCGGATGCCGAAGCGCTCGTTCGACAATGGGTCGATCCTGTCGATCCAATCCGGCATGCAGGCTACCGGCTTGGCGCAGGGCTGGACACCGACCAGCATCCACATCTCCGAGCTGGCCGACATTCCCAATCCCAAGGTGACGATTGAAGAAGGTCTGTTCCGCGCGGCGCACTCGTCTCGCAACCTGTTCATGGTTCTGGAAGGAACGGGAGGAGGCAACACTGGGTGGTTGGCGGACACATGGCGCGCCTCAAAAGAAGACTGGCCGAAGGGGTTGGCGCGGCTGTGCCCGATATTTATTCCGTGGCCGATGTGCCCGGACATCTACCCGGAGCCGGACTGGCTGCGGAAGTTTCCGGTGCCGGAAGACCTGGAAAGACGGTTGCACGAAGCCACCCGGAAACATGTGATCAAGTGCGAGTCGTACATCAGAAACACCCCGTATCTCGCGAAGATCGCGGGCCGTGACTGGCGGATGCCACCGGAGCAGAAATGGTTCTGGCAGTTCAACTACGACGCCGCCGTGAAGAATCACACCCAGAGAACCTGGGCGGCGCAAATACCGGCTGATGACCACGAAGCGCTGACCGGCGTTCATGACTGTGTGTTTGACCCTGAAGTGCTGATGGAGGCCGAAGACAGGATTTACGAAATCCAGACGGACGGCAAGCGTGTTCGCAAGCACCCCATCGGAGCTTACGCGATCACCGGGCACGACGTGGACGAGACGTTTTACCCGAGCGATGACCGGATCGACTGGACAAAGGATTGCATCCGCGTGGAGTGGGACTCGCATCGTGGACAGCACTACGACTGGACGATGCTCCCGCTGATCCTGGGAGACGAAGAGAATGAAACGAACACCCTGGACTGCCTGATGATGTACGAGTGGCCGAAGAGCGGCTGCTATTACTCCTGCGGGATCGACACGGCGGACGGCCTGGGCAAAGAAGACGAGGAAAGAACTTGCCTCTCGGTAACCAAGAACCGGTTTAACGGAGACTCCGACCAGCAAGTGGCGGAACTTACCTCGAACAAAATCAACTCCGCCCAGGTGGTGGCCTTTGCCGCCTGCGTGGGCGCGTTGTATGGACCGTCGTGCCCGAACAATCGCGGGGTAAAGTATTGCATCGAGCAGATTTCAGGTCCCGGGGATACATGCCAGCACCAGTTGAAGATGATGGGGTTCTTCAACCACCATATCCCCCGCCGCTACGACTCCAAAAAAATTAAGGACGATTCCTCCAGGAAAGAAGGCTGGTACTCCAGCTCATGGTCAGTGCCGATGCTGATGACGCGCTTTGTCGAGGCGGTTAACGGCGGCTGGTACGAACCACGGTCGAAGTGGTTGATCGAGGAGCTGCGGACGCTGGAACGGCATGCGACCAGCAGCAAGTCAAAGATGGAGCACCAGAGCGACAAGTTCGACGACCGGGTCCGCGCGGCGGCGCAGTCGTACTTTACTGCCCACGACATGGACGTGCTGACCGAGAGATCGCAAAAGCGCTACGCGGTGCCGGTGAAGAAAACAGTGTTCAGTAAGTCTGTATGCTCGGCGAATCAGGTTTCAGTGGGAGGGTGGTAGATGGATGACTGGACGACGATGCCCGCTTTACGGCCAGAAGTAGCGGAAGCAATCAGAGTGGCGAAGGAGAACATGCCGCCGTATCCGACCGAGCTGTGCCATGAATTAGGTGCGTACATCGACGACGGTAGTTCCAAGTTTTGGAAACAGGGGAAGCCATGTTTTGGTGGTTGGATATGGGTCGTTAGTGGCTGTCAAAATGGATTGATACCGAACAACGTAAGCGTGAGCTTAGAAGAGGGATATCTACCGCATGGAGACTTCGATCCATCTGACATCGGCTATCAGGCGTTTTGGAAGGGTAGGGTGAATTCTAAAACCAAACCGATAATCTGGTGTGCTATCCCTTCACTGCTACACGGACGCTCCGATCCCGGTGGCACAGTGACCGTAGGAGAGGACAAGATTCGGATTGGCTACTCGCGAACGGAACTAGACACCGTTTTACGCGCAGGCTGGCGCATCATGACGGAAATGATCGAGGAACATGGCGAATTTGTTCCAGAGGAGGGCTGAGGACGTGGCAAACGTCAACTTAGAAAAAAAGGTTGTGTATTGGCGGAACCCGGTAAACCGGGAGTTGCGCATGGGACTGCCGGAAGCTTATCCCGCGCCGTTCGGCTGGGAAAAGATCGTTTGTGGAACGGCGATGGCGGCAGAGTTCTGGTCAAACGAGATGCGCAAGCAGGAGCGGATCGCGGAGCAGGCCAAGGAAGAAGAACGCGAGCGGATCGAGGGGCCGATGAAAAAACAGCTTCGTTCTCATATGTTCAACCTGATGGCGAATGCCCGGAATAACATGAATCGCGAGTTTCTTCGCAAACACATGGAGAATTACGATAAACGTCCTAATCTTACTGAGACGAGGCGCGTAAGTTACCTGCACGCGGAAGCTTACGAAAAGAGCTATAGATGATGATGAGGATTGCGTTATAACCCGCCTGGACCTAGATTGATAGGAACTAACTTATGCCGGTTACCACCGAGAGCAGTCAATACGCGAGGAGGATGGACGAGCGCACAACCTGGGCCGCGCCGCCGTTCGAGTCAAGACCAGATGTAATTTTTGGCTGGGTGGAAGAACAAATTCAGGAAGGTGAAGGGTTCCTGGAAGGCCAGCAGTGCTACAAGGATTTTGCTTCTAACTTACGCGTCTTCAATGCGGCATTCAAAGACGACGGCGCTAAATCGAGATTAGTTACAAACGAGCTGAAGTACGATATCCGCAAATTCTGCGAGACGCTGGCACAGGTGCGGGAGATCGCCGGATACGGCTCTGATCACCCCGCCTTTAAAAAAATTGCGGAGATGCTGGACAAAGTTTCAAAGGCTGTCTACCTGGAGTCAGACTTCCCCTTTCAGATTCTCAAGGTGCTGCAATACGCGAGCGTGATGGGGATCGGCTACCTGTGGCCGAAAGTGCGAGCCGACGAGTACGGCTACGGCGAACGAAAGATGGAGTTCGATGCGCTTGGCCTTCTGGACGTGGTGCCGGTGCAGATTCCGCCGCGCAGCAACAATGTGCAAGATGCCTACGCGGTAACCGTGTACGACTACATGCCGGTTGCCGAGGCGCACGGCAGGTTCCCGTTGTTTCAGCACTTGATCCAAACGGTGGGGCTGCGCAACTACAGCACGCGGATGCAGGCGCGGCGCATTGACTTTGCGGAGCGCAACCGCTACGGGCAGGCGGGTCGAAGCTTTGGAGACCTCTACGCGGAAATCCGCTACACCTTTGTTCGCGATTTGAGAATCAACACCACCGGCTATGAGCTGCCGATGGGCGACATGGGAACAACGTGGTTCTACAAAGTTCCGACCGTGGGCCAGCCGATCCTGGGCGGCATTGTCAACAACCAGCCCTATATGCGCCCCGCGACTCCGGAGAGCTGCCGCGTTTACCCTAACTTGCGCCTCATCATTACTTCTTCTGGCATGGACAGGCCGATGTACGACGGGCCTGCATTCGATTGGGACACAAAAATCCCAGTGATTCAATACACGGTGGACGATTGGGCGTGGGAGCCGCTGGGCCGGTCGCTGGTTGGAGATGTGGCCACGATTGAAATGACCACCCGCAAGATCGAGCGCAAAGTGGACGCGGTGGTCACCGTCACTTTGAATCCGCCGCTTGGATACAACCACACGGAAACAGGCGGGCCGAAGATCGAGCACTTCGACATCTTTGAAGAAAACGTGCGGCTGGGAGTGGACGGCAAGCCGCGCGAGACGCTGCAATCGGTTCTCCCCGACACGGTGAAGGTGGAGGCCGAACATTTTAAATTCCTGGAATATCTAAAGAACGCCAAGCAGGCGCAGCTGGGTCTGCAAGACCTTGGCAATCTCCAGAATATGAAGATGAACCTCGCCAACGACACCGCCGACAAGATGCTGGAATCTATCGGGCCAATCGCCAAAGGGATTGCGGCACGGATCGAGCGCGGCAATAAGGCGGTGGGGCAGAGGATGAAGTTCCTGATCCTCCAGTGGTTCGATGTGCGCAGGATCATGGAGTACGTGGGGCCGGACCATGTGGCTCCGGAAGTGTTCGATTTCAATCCGGATGAGCTGGTCCCCAGCCACATGCCGGATGAAATGATAATGGGGAATTTCCCGGACAACTCCTCTATTTACACAAAGCTGGATCGGGCGCGGTGGTTCGCAAGAAACATCCGGCTCACTTCTGTTCCGAGCACACAGCTGAAGATCACGCAGATGCAGCGGCAGCTGCTGATGCTGCAACTAAAGCGCGGCGGTGCGCCGATCTCGTGGCTTACAGTCTTCCGCAACATGGATGTACCCAACCCTGAGCAAGAGATTGAGGACAGCTTTAAAGAAGAAGCCAAGCTGCAAAAGCTGAAGGTACTGGCGCAGCTGGACATTATGAAGACCTTGAAAGACATGGGCATCGATCCACAAGCGCTGATGGGCGGCGGCGAAGGCGGTGGCGGTAAAGGCAAGGGCGGCGGAGGCGGTGGTGGCGGCGGTGGGCAAGGCGGCAGGCCATCGACGGCGCAGAAACCGCCGCGCCTGAGCGCGAAGGGCGGGGCTGGGGGCGAACCCCGCACGGTGGTGAAAGAAAGTTAAACCTTCCGGGAGTAAAGGTCAGATGGCAATACGGATTAAGTCGCAAAAGGATTACTTGTTAACCGAAGTCTGCATCGAGCTGCCATGCTCGCTTGACGAACTCGACTACTTGATGAAAACCTCGCGAGGTTCCGGAAAAATTGTGGCCGTATACCAGCAAGGCGGAATCTACGGCATTAACGTGGAGCAGAGAACCAGGATTCGCGAAAGCGTTACGCAGAAAGTACGCGAGCTTGTCGGCGTGGAGACAGAAGAGTTCAATGGCGAGTGAAGATGAAAAGACTTGGAATTCCAGTACCGATAGGTTCCGTGCTCGTTCCGTTTGTCCGCTGCGAAAACTGCTCCATATCGATGGAGGCGAGATTAAATCCATGGGGAGCGGGGTGGGTATATAGTCATCCAGATTATGCCTCTTGCGTTGCATCGGGGAAAGTGTTCGAGGCCACTATTTACCGGCTGAAGGTTGCCAAGAAAACAAAGCCAAAATAGCCACATGTGGCGAACAAAGTTAGAAAGCTGCGCTTATGTTCCATACTCGACTTATTTGTGCGTAGATAGCGAGCAAAATTTTGAAGATTCTGCGAATTAGCTCTTGACGGCAAGGAATCATTGGGCTTAGTTTCGTAGAAGATTTAATTGAGATGCAGACTCCCCAATAAAGTATTGGGACAGGTCATGGCTCTGGCGCTAACGCTAGGGCCATTTTTATTGCCCTGGCCTCTACCCGAGAGGAGCATCTCCATGGCAAAGCGTCGTCGTCACTCCAGCGCAGGCAAGGCCGTACATATGAAGAAGAGCCGTCACCGCAAGCGTCGCGGCG